CGTTCCGCCCTACGCTCCGAAGCTATTGCCCGAACATCGTATGGAGAGGGGAACACAAACGGAAACCATTTGCGAAGCTGAATCATTTCTTTTCACGTTTAATCGCTTCTTCATAGCCACGCAAAATTAAAGACCGAGCTTCTGCCGAGTCTGCTGTACCCGCCCACATAGGCAGGTTGTTCCAGATCACTACATAGTCTTCTGGCTTGCAATACTGTGCATTGTTCTTTAGCCACGCAACCATTTGCTGATGGCGCTCGGATGGGTTGTGAATTGTGTAGCCAATTCCATAGAACTCGCGCACATGGCAGCCACTCTTGGCTACGGCCCCAACTAGCCCCAACAGCAGTAACAGTATGAGCCAACGCATTTATCACACCATACTCCATGCAATTATGTACGTGCCATAAATGACGAAGGCCACAAGACAGGCCGCCGCAATAAATGCTTCGGCCCAGTCCCACATGGCTTACTCCGGTACAGGCTCTTTTGGAACCTGTGCTTCAGCCTGCTCTTTGATCTTGAGAATCAGAGGCCAGACACCCGTTTTACTGGGCAACTCGCCAAGGGTCTGCAAGATAAAGTTGACTTCGTTGATGTCTAACTGGATGTTCATGCTGATGCTGTACGCAGTGGTGTCAGGTTTTCAGTTGTCCAGAAGTCTTTATCCAACATGATCTTGAGGTGCTCTTTGTTACGAGCAACGCAGTCAGTCCATTCTTCAGCAGTCATGCCTTCGGGCTTGCCGCCGTTGATGAGGTTAACTGAGTCCATTGCGGCGCTGTAGTGCTTGGCAATTTGCTCTGCGGTTGGGGTTTGTGTTTCAATAGTCATGATTTTCCTTTTAAGGGTGGGTTAATTTGTAAGCGTCAAATTCTGCTTTGAGTTCTTTGACTGCGGCTATCAGAAGCGGGATGGTATCGGTATAGCGCACAGACATATACTCGGTTTCATCGCCTTCGCGTGTGTCAGCTACCGAGTCAACCGCTTCAGGCAAAACAGCAATTACATCTTGAGCAATCAGGAATGGGCGGCGTGTACCTTCTGCGTCTGTCTTGTACTTGCCCATAACGGTGCGAAGCGTATTAACTTTAGCCATTGCACCTGTGATTGGCTCGATGATGTCTTTTAAACGCTCGTCAGAAGCAGAAGCCCAAGACGTTGCACCTGAAGTTAACTGCACACCGCCACTATTAACAGTAAAGCGAATTGTTCCAGTGCTCCCCAAGTAATTAGTGCCACCCTGAAAATCAATGTATGTATTGGTATCAGAAGCCTGACCAAATTTTACAGGGCCATTTACTAACAGTCGGTCTACACCAGATGCCGTTGCGCCAATAGTGAACTTACCATTGTTATCAAAGAAACCCCTTGGATTCCCATCCCCATCAGACAGCACGATGTAGTTGCTTGCTGTGCGAATGTCTAGGCTACCTTGGTTGCCGTTATATGTACCAAGGATAGTGTTCTTTGAACCTGTAGTAATTTCATGGCCAGAGCCGCCATTTGAGCCGTTATATGCGCCAACAAAGGTATTGTTTACGCCCGTGGTAAGACTTGAACCAGCAGAACGACCTACTGCCGTATTGTTATCGGCTGTAGTCATAGCCCCAAGCGCATTATCACCAATAGCCGTGTTTCTGCTACCAGTTGTGCAAGCATCTAAAGCAGCGTTTCCTACAGCAACTTGGGCTGTACCTGTAGTATTTGCGTATAGTGCCTGATAGCCTACAGCAGTGTTATTAGATGCTGTGGTGTTGGATAGGAGAGATTGTGCGCCAAGAGCAGTGTTGTAATTTCCGCTAGACAAGTTACGCAATGTTGCACGACCAACCGCCACGTTTTCAGTACCAGTAACAACTCCTGTATCCATCGGTCTAAAACCAATAGCCAAGTTAAATGTGCCAGTGGTAATTCCCTTTCCAGCCTCAGTGCCGATGGAAGTGTTTTCTGAACCCGTGGTATTACTAAACCCCGCCTGATAACCTACAGCCGTATTGTTAGATGCTGTGGTGTTGGAGGCTAAAGCACCCATACCAATACCCGTATTAGCCGAGCCAGTGGTATTAGACTGCAATGTTGCATTGTAGGTTGCGGCATCGTTTCCACCAACAGCTACGTTGTTTTGACCAGTTGTGTTTGCAAGTAAAGTTTGAATACCAACAGCAGTATTTGGCTTGTTAGTAACTAAAGCTCTAAGTGATTGAAATCCAATAGCAACACTATATATTGATGTTGTAGCGTTTTGCATGGCTTGAGCGCCAAGAGCCACATTGCCTTCACCCGTAACAGAGTAAGCGGCTTGATAACCTAAAACTGTATTGTTTGATGCTGTGGTGTTGCTAGTCAACGCTTGTCTGCCAACTGCGGTATTGTTTGACCCAGTTGTGTTTACTTCCATAGCGGCAGAGCCAATGGCGGTGTTAAGCGTTCCGCTAGTAAGTCCTGCCAGAGAATTGCGTCCAACGGCTACATTTGAAGTGCCGGTCACAATACCGGAACCCATTGCGTTCTTGCCAAAAGCATCATTGAAGCCGGCCGTTCCAAGCGCATAAGCACCAGAACCAACAGCGGTTACATCCGCACCCGTACTATTTCCCGCCAAAGCACTAGCACCCACCGCAGTATTAGTAGCTACAGCCCCAGCGCCACGGCCTACAGTCAAACCCTCAATAGAACCAGCGCCAGTAGCACTTAACGTAGAAGTCAGAGAAAGAGTTGCCGCCGCAATTGCTCCCGTGCCTGTAATCGTAGGGCTGGTCAGCGTCTTGTTTGTAACCGTTGCCGTGTTTGTTGTCGTTAAGACGTTACTGGGCGTGATGATGTTTGATAATACTGTCATGGTTATGCCTCCAGCGCGGTGATGCGCTCTGTCAATGTGGTAATGATAGCCTGTTGTTCTTTAATGGCGTTGACTAAGTACCAAGTCAGATTGTCGGTGTCAACAGACATAACGCCTGTAGATTCTGTCTTGACGCACTCAGGCAAAACAGCCTGCAACTCTTGAGCAATTACGCCAAGTTGAACGCCCGTCTTTTGAATAACACAATACGTTGGCAATTCTGTGATTTCACTTTCAACACGATACTCAAAGTTACGCACCCGGATAGAAGTAATTGCGTCTAAGCCTACAGTATTGTCGGCAATGTTCTTTTTCAGACGCTGGTCAGAAGTGGTTGACCATGAAGATGAGTTGTTACCTTGATAAACACCACCGCTATTAGGATTAATAAATCCTGTGTCATCGCCTTTCCCTACAACATTTGCCATTGTACCTATAACAATTTGCGAATTACTTGCCGTACCCGGTGGTGATACCCTAGCCCCACCAATAAGAATGTTATTAGAGCCTGTTACTAAATCATTAGTTGAAGTTGAACCTGCTTGATTACCAATCAGAACATTGTTAGTGCCTGTTGTAATGTGATAACCCGCTTGAAAACCTAAAGTAGTATTTTTTTGTCCTGTGGTGTTGCTGTTTAACGCCTGATAACCAACAGCAGTGTTGTCAGATGCTGTGGTGTTTGCGGCAAGAGCAGAATAACCCAAAGCAGAGTTTAATGTACCAGTACTATTTGCCTCCAAAGCATACGAGCCAACTGCCGTATTGTTTGATGCCGTTGAATTTACACTCAAAGCCGCATGACCAATACCAACATTAAAATTTCCAGTGGTGTTAGTCACTAACGCATAACGACCCATTGCAATATTCTGCGAACCAGTTGTGTTGGCTTGCAAGGCAACAACTCCAACCGCCACATTATTTGCCCCACTTGTATTAGCCGCTAATGCAGTAAGGCCCAAAGCCGTGTTGGTAGCCACAGCACCTGCACCACGGCCTACTGTTAGACCTTGAACAACTGCACCACCAGTTAAGGTAGATACGCCAGTCACACTCAATGTGGAAGACAGCGTTACTGTAGCCGCCGCAATAGCTCCTGTACCTGTGATTGTGGGGCTTGTTAAAGTCTTATTCGTCAGTGTCTGTGTGCCGTTTAAAGTCACCACAGCCGTATCGTTAGCGCCGATCTGGGCAAAGATGTCCCATGTTGTGCCATCGTAAACACACTGAATACTCACACTGTTAATGTCGCACACCAAGTCCGTTGCCGAGCCAGCAATCGTAGAGCCGTTACGCCCAATTGTCAGGTTGTTCGTGCCCCAAGTACCAGCAGAGTCAGCAATAAAAACCTGCGTACCTGTCGAGGGAGTTGCGGGCAAGTTAACTGTGAAAGCACCGCCCGTTGTGTTTGTCAGTACGCCATCGTTTGAAACTGCGGTGTATGTGGTTGTCTTGACTGCACCGTATGTGATACCACCGCCGCCAACTTTGACGTAATCAGTAGCGTTGTAGTAAACGTAGACTTTCTCGCCGGGAGAAATAGAAACACCTGTCTGACCAGAAGCTTTGAACGTGACTGCAAAAGAAGATGCGTTATCAAGAAGATATGTCTTACTGTAGCTTGGGCCAGTGACCACTTTAGTAGTCGTTGTGCCAGACACCCGAACAGCCGAAAACTGAGCCGTTACAGTACCCGCGCCTGCCAGAGTTGATGTGATGTTAGAAGCTGACGCATCGCCAGTGGTGTTGGCCAGAGTTACTGCGCCGTCACCTGTTAGGGTCAAAGTGCCAGCAATGGCAATGTTGGTGTACTGCGTAATACCATTGTTAACGGTATCGCCCCATGTGCCAGATAGTTCGCCCTGTACTGGAAGAGCTAAACCTAGTTGTCCTGTTGCGCCTGTAGCCATTTAAATGCTCCTAATTCGTTACAACAGCAGTCCAAGCCGCTGTTTGCGTGTTACCGATATTCTGCCAGTTTGCAGTCTGCGTGTCATCTATTACATCCCAGAAAGGCAGTGCAGTGATTGAATCTGTCCCAGTTGCTGACTCAGTAAGAGAAGCTATGAAAGCCACAGCCGCCGCATCTACATCTGTACCCGTTGCAGTCTCTGCAATCACGCCATTAAATGTAGCACCAGCATTAACTGCATCTGTCCCAGTAGCCGTTTCATCAACCACCGCCCCAACAGACAAACTACTGACTACCGCATCCGTCCCAGTTGCCGTTTCATCTACAGTGACCAAGAACGCAAACGATGAATTTGTATCATCCGTAACTGTTGCTGTCTCTGTGATCTGACCCAAAAAGTTGACAAACGCCTCATCCGCATCAGACCCCGTAGCAGTCTCAGTAACCGAGGCACTCATCGTGAGCAATGCTATTACGTCATCACTACCTGTTGCTGTCTCACTGACCGAAGACTCAAACGTTGCCAAAGCGCTTACTGCGTCTGTACCTGTACTTGTCTCATCAACCGCCGCGTTGACCTGTACCAAAGCTGATACAACGTCCGTCCCCGTGGCAGTCTCATCAATCGAGGCACTAACACTGAGCGCCGCCGCTACCGCATCTGTTCCTGTCGCAGTCTCATCAACCGTGCTTGCAAAAGCCGTGAAGCCCCAGCCACCTTCACCCCATGTGCCGGAACCCCACGCTGACATATTAACCTGCCAAGCTGAATGTGTAAGTCACAGACAAAGTATCACTAGCAACCACAGAGCGATCACCGGGTGAGCCAAAGTCAGCCGCAGAAAACAGAGTTCCAGTTGTACCACTCTTAGCACTACCGCTGGTCAGGAACGCTCCGCCCACAGTTGTTGTGCCGTTGATGTTAAACGTAGCGGGAGAAGCCGTGTTAGTCACTACAGAAGGGTTGGCAGTCGTAGCCGTTGCAAACGTAGCCGCTACACGGGTTGCATTGCTGTAAGCCACAACCTCAGTCCAGCCAGCGTGAGAAGACATGGTGTCACCAGCCGCAGGAGTATTAGAAGCACCAGCACCGTACAGGCCAATAAACCAAGAGGTAATTTGGGTGACTGAAGTCAAAGCAGAACCAGCCATGTACTGAAGGCCAACGTTGACTACCAAGTTCTTAGACTGGGCTTCCCACTTTAAGTTACCGTCTTTATCATGGCATTTGATTTCAAACAGGCCAGTCGCTTTTGCTTCCTCGCCAGCTTTAATGTTACAAGTTAGGCCGCTAGAGACTACGTCAGTGGCTTTAAGTTTTTCAATAGTCATGGTGACTCCTTAGTTGGAAGAACGAATTAACGAAGTGGTTGGGCCATTTACTGGCATTGTGATAGTAAACGTGGTTGTTGATGTTTTGTCAGATCCAAAATCAAGCACGGCCACAGACTTGTTACCCTGCGTGACGTTATAGATCAGAGCGCATCTGGCTGTAAATGCGGCATTCCAAGATACGTTAGGAAACCCAACATATGCCGTATACCCAGAGGATGCCACAGTAATTGGCGTCAAAATAGACCCACCAGCTGTGTAACCAGTCGCCACTACTTCATTCGTTGAAGAATAGATCGTAGTTGCTTCATTAAGATCGGCGCTGGCCGTGTACAAGGCAATCTTGATTACATCAGTCGTAAGATCGTGAATGCCCTGATACAGCTGCGCCTTGAAGCTAGTGGTCTGTGTTTGAATAATACTCATGAAACAGCCGTCCTAACCTGACCATCACGATAAGCATCAGCACGTTGCTTGCCATCCGACAAGTTCTTATACAAAGCAATAGCCTGTACATAACGATCTTGTGCCAGCTTAACCATATCGGCCTCACCCTTCATGTAGGTGTAAGCCTCACAGATAGTGCCATACAGTAATACAGAATCAAAGTTATCACCCAGCCAAGTGGTGCCGGCGGTAACAATAGACTCAGGATAATAGTTGTAGTGAAGCTCTGCGTAATAGGCCGAACTGGGTGTTGGGCCGACAATGAACGTCAACTCATTCACATTGTCTGATCGTGGGCCAAAGATGGCATAGTGCCGTGGCTCACTTAATTGCGCCGACAAAGGATAAGCCTCACGAATGAAGTTAACGTCTTTGTTGAGCAAATACAAATAGTCGCCTTCAAATACTACAGCGCCGGACACAGCACCACTGTTCGCAACAGTTAAGGTGACCGTAGTCCCTGCAATACTTCTAACTTGAGCATTAACACCAATTCCCGTGCCAGTCACTTGCTGACCCACTGCAATACCCGTAGCGCTGGCCACAACAATAGTCTTCTGTGCAGACGTTCCTGTGGCTGTTGTGGTGTTGTACGGGTATACAGCAAGGCTGTACACCGACAAAAAGTCTGTTGGGCACTGGAGGTACTTATTACCAGTGGTCAATACGCCTGTCACGTTCTTTCGCAAATTAGCAGGCTGCGCGGTGTTATAGATGCGCTGCTCCGCCTGACGAATGAACGTATTCATGTTGTCAGTTGGGAAAGAGTTCTCGCAGTAATCGCTTACCTGCGTGACAAGGTCGGCGTAATTCATGCCATCGGGCCTCTGCTCATCAAGCCTTTAGTAGCCGCACCAGTACCGCGCATCTTGATGCCGGACGTCTTAGGCTCACCACCATTAGACTTGTTGATATTACCAACAGTCATCTCTACAGTGTCAGCACGGCTCAAGTTCTTACCAGAGCCGGGGTTCTCTGTAGCAACAACCTTCTCACCCTTCATCGTGTGTGGAGGGGCGTAGACTTTGGCATCGCCAACTTCTTTTCCCATCATCATTTTGCTGTATTTAGCCATGTTAGCCTCGCTTCTGTGCGGCAATCTTTGCCAAATTACGACCCATAGTCTTCATGTCAGAGTTGGTTTTACCCTTACCCTTACCTGTTCCGCCCTTTGTTTCTTTGACAGAATGACCGCTGTTAGGGAAGATGTGAACATCAGTCTTACCCTTTTTAGCAACTCCGTCTGCTGATCGTGTATATGCCATGTTTAGCTCCTATGAAACTGTTACTGTAACTGTACCAACAAATGCCGTTGCAACCAAGTAGTTAGGCGTTAAATATTCATCAAAACTACCAGCTCCACCAACTGGATTCCAACCCCACTGGATGTCCCGTGAACCACCAGTCAAATTACCTGCTGCATTCAAACCCGCCGTCACATATGTTGTGTCTGGCCGTGGCTGATACAAAGCCTGTGGATCATAAACAGGATACATACCCAGCTGCAACTGCGGCTGATCTGGATCCCAACAAGCATCACAAACCTTTAGCTGATAAAGCTTGGTCTTGATGACCTCCATCTTTAACTGCTTTAACTTGTAGCGCTGCCCACACCGATCACATTCGGCAATAGCATATTTACCGGATGCAAACGGAGTTGCCATTAAGTACCACCACCAATGAACGCTATACGAGGCACCAACCTCAATGTAGCCTTCTCGCGATCCTCTTGAGCCGCTAAAGCATATTGTTCGTCATAGACCCGTTTAAGCATATCCAGACGGCCTTGCAGTTCAGGCACCTTCATGGCTATGTAGTAGGCTAGTCCGGCCACTACGCATGGCAAGAAACGGAAATTCATATCGGATGTCTGTATACCAGCGCCAGCGTCTTGGATGCGGCGCATTCTGTAGTACACAAACTGATACTGCTGTGAGTTATCAGGTGTAGGCCACACCGTTACAGCGGGTAGCTGGGGCACAAACACCGCAGTTCCATCTGTCTGTGCTGCAGCTGTTGTATTGTTCTGGCCACGGAACACACCGCCCAGCACATTACCACTGATATAGGTGTAGTAAATGTCTTCAGTGCCAAGGCGGATAAACCCAGACCCAGCTAGTCCAACCACCGTACTAAGCGTGATTGATGTGTCGGTCGATGTGATGTTGCCACTAAGTACGGCATCAGTAGGATTAGTTTCACCAGAAAGACGCTGAATCCAGACTTGGATCGGCCTGCCTTGAACCAGCTTGTTAGGGATCGTTGCATAAGTAGAAACGCTGATACGGGTAATACTCAAATCTGCCTGAGTTGACGAGTTGTTGGCTTGCGTTCTGATCACATGATCCAGCAAGTCAATCGTATCTAAAGGCAAAGCGTATGTGGCCAGTCCCGGAGTCAGAGTAATTGTCCCTGTCTCAATCGTCCACATATTAATGCCGCGATTAGCCCACTCAATGGTCATCAGGTTAAGAGAACGGCGAGCTGTGCGTAAGTCATAACCTGAACGCATCTCACGGCCAGCTCTCTCCCACGCCTCTTCAGCGAGCTCGGTGAACTCCATGTTAAAGGCTGTGGTTCCTGTAGTTGTCATGCTTTTTTCCGGTAATCAGCAAGATAGTTAATCAAAGAATCTAAGCTTTGACCCATGCCGGCCCCTTGACTTTGGCCTTGCATACTTTGACCCGGCAAGCCAGCACCCAAACCACCCCCTGCTTGGCCTGTTGAAGATTGTCCAGCACCAAGTCCATAACCACCAAGCGATCCTAGCAAGCCACTTGATGGTGGCATTGGGTTTGTTCGCACTGGGCCTCCGGGCATATTGCCGGCAGGAGGCGCAAGAGGATAGCCAACATTTGTTGGCGCAGTTGGTTGTGGATCAAAGTAATTCGGTGGATAAGATGGCGCGATTGGCATCGGTGGCTCTGGCCTATATCTAGGCTCAACTGGAGGCAAAGGTTGACGCTCTTCATATCCCGGAGGAGGAGGAGGCACCGGCTCTTCTCTTGATTCTGGCTCTCTGTATGGGCCGCCAACGCCAGCAGAAGAAAAGTATGTTTTAACTTCTTGTGGGCTGTAGCCTGTAGCTCTTGCCAAGTCTTCTGCTGTTACTTGATACTGTTGAGCTGCTTGAGCAATAGCGGCTGGGTTGCCAATATTTGCTTGGACATAAGCGCTAATGTCTGAGTCAGTAAGACCGCCAACGGCATACTTCATAGCAGAGCGCAAGTTCAAAGGAGCTTGGCCAATGCGCTGTTTATTTGGCGCATCTTGAACATTGCCACGTTCTTTGGCCATTAAAAGTTCGTATAGATTAGCCATTATTTTTTCGCAGTCTTAGCAGATTGAACAAAAGCGTCAGCTGTAGGTGCACCTTTAGAGCCGGGCTTACGCATCTTCTCTTTAGAGCCAGCTGCGATACGTTTTCTCTTAGCGTTAATATTGGCATACAAGCCAATAGGCCCGCCATCTTTCATGTATCCCATTTTGTTACGAACGTCTGTAGGTAACTTAGCTAAACCGGGATTATCTTCAGAATCTACTTCTTTTAAGACTCCGCCTTTAGCGTATTCAGTAAAGTCTGTGTCATCCCTACGCTCTTTGCGTACACCTTTGGGCATCTTTGAGGCGCGCATTGCACCCATTCCACGGCTTGCCATCATTTTGGATTACCTTTAGCTTTCTTGGCTAGAAACAATTTGTCAACCATTTCTATCCGCTGGGGTTTAGTCGTAACTTTGTTAATAATACCCAATCGCTTGGGTTTACTGGCGCCGTAAAACCCAGCCTTTTTTAAAGACTTAACTACTTTAGCAGCTGGTTTTACGGTTGCCATATCAGCACATCTTTCCGCGCGTTTTACCGCGCTGGGCAATACCATCGCCACGTTTAGATGCAGTCATACCGCCAGACTTCATACCAAACATTGCTTTAATACGTTCATTAGCAGAACGCTTATCAGTTGGTCCACTACCACTTCTAGCGCCAGAAAGATTTGTTTCAACGCTTCGTTTCATGCGTTCATTTGCAGACATTTTAGATACGTCAGCCGGCATTTCAGCAGATTTACCACGGCCGGGTTTGCCTGAAGGCATTTCGGCAGACTTGGCGCGGTTCATCATGCGAGCCATATCACTGCCAGTGTCACGGGCTTCTGACTTAGATGCTTTGGGGGCAGCCTTTGCAGCAGGTTTAACAACCCTGCTAGAGCCGGGACCACCAAAACCTTGATCTCCAGACTCAGTAATTTTACCCGAGTCATACGCGCCTTCAAGCATAGCGCGCTCTTTTGCAGTACCTGCATTTGGCCTGTATCCCTCATCTTGAGGTCTACCAACAATATCAGACCCTGCCGAAATCCTGTCTTGCAGATCGCGGCTTCGTTCCATTGTGCGTCTATTAAGCTTGTCATCTTCCTCATCGGCAGAGCCAATACTTACTTTACGAGGAGAAAGCATGGATCGGTTGTTTGCCTCTTCCATTGCGTCAACTTCGCCGCCGTCTTGGTAACGTCTTTTCATAATCTACTCCTTAACAGGCTTTGCCGCCCATGGCCATTTTGATCTGAGTGCCTTTGGTTTTGCCTTTAGTAGCAACACCATCAGCAGCTTTTGTATAACCACCCTTAGAGTAAGCCATGCCGCCCATGTTTAGCTTGGTCATGGGCTGACCTTTGTGCAAACGGCCTTCGTGTTTGTTCACGGCCTTCTGCATCATCTTCTTGTCCATCTTTACATCTGCATGTTTCATATCGCCACCTTTTGCAAATTTACGGCCTTTGTCAGCCTCATTAAAATCTTTACCCACAGACTGTGGGACGCCTGCTTTCTTGGCAAACGCTGGGTTATGAGCCACCGCCGCCATGAAATTATGTTGAGCTTTACTCTTGCTTGGCATTATCGCCCCGCTTGAATAAGCTGGTCAATCTTTGCTTCAAGCTTGTTAAAGCGCTGGTCAATGTGGTTCGTAATGCGATCCACTTCTGCTTGAGTAACGTTATCACGGGCAACCTCCTCACGGGTTTTGTTTAAAAGGATCGTAATACGGGACAGCTCGCGAAACTTTTCATTCACGATGTAGGCCATAACAGACACTAACAGTGTTAGAGTGGCCGACCAAACTGTATTAAGATCTAGCATTTCCATTTCTTCAACGCTTTATTGATCCGTGAATCTGGATCTTTTGCGGTCTTTTCGCTGGTTAACTTCTTCTTCATGCCGCCCATCCTCGCACAGAAAGCGTCCTTGCGGGAGCCGCCTTCCGGCTGGGGAGGTTTCAAATTCATGCCTTGCTTTTTGGCGGAGGCGCGTCCCTTGGCATTCAAGCCACCAGTTGGACTCTTTCCCTCTTTCCTCTGCCATGCTGGACTCTTAGCCATAGAACACCGTGACTTTTGCTACATTGGGTGCCGTACCGGGTAACGTACCCTCTT